TGTGACCAAACACTAATATATTCTTGGTCTGTTAATCCCATGTCTGCTGCTGTAGCTATAAACTCAGGCTCTTCTGTTGGTGTAAGTGATTCTAGTTCTTCAAATTTTTTTATAAACTTTTCTAATTCTGGTCCTGCATCTGCTTCTGCTTTATTTAATTGTTTATTATAGAGTTCTTCTTCTTTGTAACCCTTATACCAGTTTTGACTCCAATTTGTCCATAATGACATTAATTAAACCTTCTTGAAACAAAATAACCACCATGGTCTTTTACCATATCTACTAATATTTGTACATTAGTTCCTGAAGGTAATGTTGTTTGCGTACCTCTAGTGCTATCTTCCATTATTGATTCTGATTCTCTTTCAGTAAATCTAGCTATATCTTTTGCTTTAAATCCTCCTACTTGATTTGCAGTAACACCTGTGTCACTTTTTGCCCTTGACCTTTGCAAAGCAATCATATCTTCTTGTGCCATCCTTCCACCAAACTCATCATCAGGTATAGCTTTTAAATCTGCATACGCACCATCTAATTTAGTATCTGTTGCTTGTTTTAGTTTTGATGGTTTTCTACCACGCATTAGTAATCCTCTGGGTCTTCTATATCTAGTCCTAAAGCAATACTAATCCATACACCAGGTATCGGTGTTGGCATTAGAAATTGTCCTACAGGAACATCTCCTGGTACTTCTATACCTAGAATGTCTGTTCGTATTGAAGGGTCACCTTCTACAGATATTTCATTCCAATCTTCTTGATTAATAATATCATAAAACTTTTTGTTAATATCAGCCAACTGGTCCTCCTTGTGCAGGTACACCACCTGCTAATCCTGCAAGTACAGTAGCTATATCTGGCTCACTTTGCGGTAATTGTGGTTGTTGTAATCCTGCACCTAGTATTTCTTCTTCTTCTGGTGTAGGTTCTTCACCTTCTGCTGTATAAAATTTATCTAATATCTCTGACATTTTTTGTGGATTTTTTCTAATTTCAATAGCAGCAATAGTTGCTTTTGGATTACCTTGTGCAGCTTGTGCCATTAATGATTCAAACAATACTGTTTCTGCTTTTTCTGCAGATATTCGTTGTTGTATCTTAGTAATGTTGTCTAATCCATCCATGTTTTCTTGTAATGTCTGTGTATCAATAATTCCCTGTTGTTTTAATTGCAACCCTGTAATTATTTTTTGTGGTTCATCAAATCCTGCCATCACACCATACACTCTTCTTGTTTCGTAAACTTCTGATATGTCTGTTGATGGTGTATAAGATTCTTTGTAAGATGTTCCTTTATGTCTACCTGCAATAGGTTTACGAACACTACCAAACATTACTTCATCATATTCTAATCTTTTAGCATCTAGTTCTTGTAATGCTTCTTTTAAGACTGTTTGATATTCTCTAACATGCAATGATGCAGATTGTCCTAGTTCTTCTAAACCTCTACCTGTAACAAATGAATTAGGAGATTGCCCATCATCAGATACTGGATATGCTGCACCTAATCGTAAGTGTCGTTCAAGCCTATCTACTTGTTGAAATAATTGATATGGTAGATTGTTGACTGGTTTTGACACTTGCGAACCTGGTGTTAAATAGTTGACAGCAAATCTGCCTTTTCTATATTTACCTGATTCAATCTCACCAACAATATTTGTTTCTGTAAATACTGCATCTTCCATAGCAATAGTTCCAAGTATGTTAATTTTTGCCATATTAGACATAAGACCTGTAATGTGTTGAAACTGTGATTGCATTTGGTCAAACGCATATCTTTTAGCTACAACAAAACAAGGACCAGATTGTAAAGCATTAGGCATAAAATCTATAATTTTTTTGTTTTCTGGTAAGAATACATAAGTACCTTCCATATCTTTATACTCAACTACAACCTTTCCATGACCTGTAGAGTTTGCCCAACTTGCTGCTCTATCTGAACTATCCATAAGTGCAGAATAAGGATTTTGAAATCCATCATTATTTTCTTCTTTGGCAAATATATATTGTTTAGCTTCTGGGTATTGGTCAGCTAATACTCTATGTGGAACTCTACGAATTATTGCTAATTCTTTTGGTTGTTGGTCGTTTCCAAATATACCTGGATAACAAGTAAAAGGGTCTTGTAGTTCAGCATAAGGATATGGGTTACCCTCTTTATCTCGTTTATGTCCTATAGTCCATGCTACAAATCCATAACCTGGTAACCATCTTGCAGCTTGTGGTAACTGCATGTGTAATTTTTGAAATTTGTCGTATGAAGTAACAATGCGTTCTAGTTTTTCTGATTTCTTTCTAGCTCTTTCGCTATCTTTTTCGTTTATAATATCAACTTTTAAATCAGGACTTCTACCTAGTTTTTGTGCAAATCTTTCTAGTGCTGTTAAAAATAAGTTAGGTGCAGGTAACTCGTGATACTCAACATTAATTGAATTACCAAGAAGTGCTTTTACTGCAGCTTCACCACCATTCATAATGTCACGAATCCTAGACCTATCAACCATTTGTTCTTGGTTAATTACTCTTAGGTAATCTATTCTGTCGTATAATTTATCGCTATCTAAAGGCATTTAACTCCAATTATCTATATCCATATTACTAGGTTCATACCCAGAAAAACTAGGATTATAATCATATCCTAATTCTGCAAATCTTTCTTTTTGCATTCTTCTTATAGCTCTCATTGGAAACCAACTAGCCATAACTATGTCTGTTTTTGTACCTACTGTTTTGCTTTTGTTTCTAGCAGAACTGAAATATACTAACTGACTTGTATATAAGTTTACCTTTTCTTGGGCTTCAAATCCAAGATATGGCAAAGAAATATTTTGTTCTTGAAACATTGGTCGCATAGCTGTAACACCATACATAGGGTCAAATTTATTCTTATGTGTTTCGTGACCTTCTAAAAATATACCATGACTTGATGCAAACTCTCTTATGCTTTTATCTTGTCGTATCGCTTTTTGAAATCCATTCTCTTCTATAACCCAGTGTGATAAGTTATACTTCATCCACCATTCTTTTATTATTTCTAATGCTTGTGGAATACCGCCACCAAGGCTATTGTTCATATCTACCATGTGTAATTTATTTTCTACAGGTTCGTATGCCCACAAGAAAGCTGCTTGATAACCTGTAGATGCAGGGTCTAATCCTGCAATAAGTCTTGTACCATGTGGTACATTACCAATATCTCTTTTTTGATTACGACATGCTTCTATTTCTTCTCTATCAAATAAAGCTAGACCATCAGGCATAGCAACATTTAGATAAACCATTTCGTATATAGCCCTACCACCTGTAGTTTCTGCTGCTCTCTTTCTATCCATTAACCACTTGTAGGTTCTTTTACCAGACCACAACATACAATCTACATGGTCATCTTCTTCCCAATCTGCTTTATTACATCCACTATCGTGTGCTTCTTCTACAATAGTTTTCCAAGATTCGTTATCAACTAAGTGTGAATAAAGGTCATCATAATGTTGTCTTGAACCAATAACAATCATAGCTGTATGTTCCTCTTTACGACTTGATAGTGTAGTAGTCCACCAGTTTCTTGTGTTTTCTCTTGATGCAGGTTGCATAGTAGAACTGTGGTCTTCAATGTCATCTCCAATAATTATGTCACAGTCACGAGATAGAATCTTACCACCACGACCTATACCTACCATTGTAGGTGATTTAATACCTGTGACTGTTCTAGTACCTACAGTAAACTCTGTAGATGACCAAGCCTTACCACTTCTGTTTTGTGGTTTAAATTTTGGTCCTGGTCCACATATCTCTTCTATTAATAATTCATTATTTTCTAGTTGGTCCATAACAGAGCTAACAGAGTTCTTAGCTATGTCTTCATTACCACCTACCCACAAAATTCTTACATTTGGATTTTGTGTAATTAACCAAACAACAAAGTGTATAAGTAAATCTGTTTTACCATGTCTAGGTGGTGACAGTATCATTTGTTGTTCACCATTATCTATAGAAGATAATATTGCTTTTATCCATCTAGTATGAAACTCTGGTGTGTCATAAGGTACACCTTGTTCTGTTTGAAAATATCTATTTCTAAATTCTTTAAAATGTTCTATTGTTTGTTCTGACTCTACTGGTGACCAAGATTCTTGTAGTTTTTCATTTTCTAAATCTTCTAAGAAAGCATTGTAAGCCATAGATACAGAGGCAATAGATACATCTAAAACTTTTGCTACATCTGATAATGTCATTTTTTTTATAAGTATTTCATTACCAAGACCAGACTCTTTCAAATCATCATAGACTTTACCTCTACGAGTCTGTACATTTTTTTTACTAGGTATATTTAAAACATCTTCTTCTTGTGTCCACTCAACACCTTTTTTCTTTGCTCTTTTCTTTTGTGTGTTGATTCTGTTACGACACCTTTCACTACAAAACTTTCTAGCTTTGGGTGGTAATACTTTATGACAACCTGCTGCATAACATAGCTTCTTATTTGTTGTAGCCATCACACTTTTTATTTTTGCATCTCATTTTATCCTTTGGCTGTAATACCACCCCACACTTAGGACATGGTATGTCTATCAAACTATTTTTTGCTAATTCTTTTACTTGGGTATCTTTTTTTCTTACCCTTTTTGCTCATTGGCATTAGCTACTCCTGTTGTTGCTTATTCATCACTATAACACAAAACTCCACCGAAGTGGAGTTCTGCTTGTATCAGTGTCCAAACTGTTACTTATGAAAAAAAAATATATCAGAAATCACTTAACTACAAAGTCTTGCGAAAGCTGCTTTCTTTTTTTCTAATCGTGTACCTCTACACGATACCTAAGATTTTCTTAGGTGTAATTACTATAGTGCAGCCTTTGAACAAAGTGTAAAAAAAATTTTTTTTTGTAAGTAGTACTGCCTCACTTCTGGGTCACTTGCGTGACTTGCGTGAGGCGTGTACCACACAAACAAA